ATCCTGTTCGTTCACCACTTCGCCATACAGGATCTGCGACGCCGCGACCAGCTCCCTCGCCTCAGCCAGCGCCTGCTCTTTCCGGTCCACCGCGAGCAAAGCCGTCAGCCGGTCCACGCGCTTCTTGACCTCGCCCAGCCATGCGCCGCTGTTGCACTCTTTCATGATTGGCATTGCGTACCCCCCGGTTCGTTCGATTTCAATGTCTATGCGGCTGTAGCTCACTTCGCCACCTCCGGTGCCTTCCAGTAGAACGTTGCGCGCGTCATCGCCTGAGTTTCGTCCCACAGCGCCTCGATCTGGTTCGCGTCGAGCTTCTTCAGCCCTCCGCGCTTGCCGCTTACTGACTGCGCTTCGGGCGTCTCGCAGTTAAGGCGGTCGGGGCGCCCGCGCATGGGTTTGTAGGGGTTGGTCATGAAGTCACCATAGTATTTATCCCACACGACTGATTCCCGCAGGTAGGCATAAATGGCGCATTGCCTTTCCCGCAGACAGGGCACTTCCACCCAATATTCGGCGATGGGAGCGGGTAATTGTTTGCACCGATCTTCTGCGTGACTGATTCAGCAGGGTTGCCAATAACACATCTCATGCCTTGCAAGCACACAGAACGGTTGCACTGACGGCCGTCCTGCGGACAATGAATCGAACAGACTTGCATCATTCCCCCCTCCCCATCCACCGCTCCAGACTCTGCTCAGCCTGCTCGTCGTCCATCATGGCGAGGGCTAGGCGGGTGTATTTAGCGTCGGCGACCGAGCAATCGCACGGCCCATTTGGATAGGCCGGCTCGTTGTGGACGGCGCAGCAACTTTCATGAACCACCCCATTACGGCATGCGTCGCACTGACAATGATCCCCATAGCCGCCCGCGCAAAAATAAGCCCATTTGGCCCAATCGTATGCGTGATGGTCTGCATCAAGCGCATCGAGTAGCCCCTGCACCACACAGAAGTCGTCGAACTCTCGCTCGAAGCGTTGCCACTGCTCGGGCGTCAGGCGAGAGCGGGCGATTTCGAGGCTTTTGGCGGGAGATCCGTAGCACATGGTCATTCCCCAGATCGCTCGACGAAACTCAGTCGAGACAGTTGCTTTCCGCATATCTGGCATTCGGTCCAGTCATCCATTGAAAAGACTCCCGGTATAGGGCGCTTGCATTCACAATTTGGCATTTGCCGGCGAGCAGCCGCATTGACGAAAAAATCCTCAAGCACTTCTTTGATGATTTGCGAATAGCTCATCTTCCTCTCACTCAAAATGCTTCATTGGCGCGCGTTGGCAGATCGTAGGCGCGCTTCGCTCATGGCACTGATCGGGCGCGAGCAGGAAACCGTTAGCGCGCATGTGATCGACGAACTGCTGGTTCAGGAACTCGCTCATGTAGCAGCGCTTGGCGCGCTCGCGCTCCTTGGCCTGCTGCTCGGCGACGATCTCCGCGACCTGCTGGCGGAAGTCTTTGCCCTGCTGCGTGATGTACATGCCGCGGGGCGATTTGCGCCAGTAGCTATTCACAGAAGGCGGCAGCGGAAGTTCGATACTCAGCATGCCGGGCTCCGCAGGCCGCGCCACGGCCATCTGAACTGCACAACACTCGGCCGGCTGAACGTGGCGGCAAACTCAGCTTCACTGCAGCCCACGCACCATGCCTCACCGTTCCAGCGAGAGTAAAAGAGCATGTCCGTTGAGGTGTTCAGCAACTGATAGACGCCGGGACGAACTGGAGCCATGATGCCCGGATGCCATTCTGTCAAATCTTGCGCGATCATTTCGTCTCTCCAACGCGGCGATTCCATGCCTCCAGCGCTCTTTGCTCCATCGTGCTGTTGTCGGCGTAACCGGGCTTTGACGTGTCACCCATCGTGCTAAGTCTCAAGCCGCACACAGTGCAGCTATATGTCACCCGTTTGGCATACCCAAATCGCTCATCCAGATTTTCCACGGATCTCTTCGCTGCTCCGTCGCAAAACGGGCACGGCTTCAGTTCCTCTTGCGCGATAGTGGAATTCATCCCCTCACCCATTCATCCGTGAAATTAAACAAATGCTCACCAGATCACCCCATCGGAGTGCAGAATCACCAGTGAGCGGATATGTGCGTCGTACCAGGCGAAGGAGATCATTCCCTGAGTCCAGCCTTGCGGCGCCGGCTTCTGCCCGTCGTAAATCGCATCGCAGTGCGTGCAGGCATAAGCCCCGCACAGATCGTCAGCCTTCAGCGCCATTCCCTTGCCGCCTGCTTCGCCCCTGTAGTGGCTCCAGATCGTCGACTCAGTACCGCCGCAGCAGCCCGGCAGGTTCATCAGGCATTCCTTACCGCGGGCTGAGTCTCGGATCTTCTTGTTGCGATAGGTGACGTTCTTGGGGAAGCCGAGCAGACGGGCAGTCATGCTGCCGCCCCGTAAAACGCTTCGATGAACGGGTCGCGGAACGCCTTGAACGGCTTGGCCGCATGAGCTGCGCGCAGAGCTTCGCGTTCCTTGCGCTCGACGGCGAAATCGTTCTGTGCGTTCTCGCCCGCTCCAGCTACCCATAGCGGGGAATCGCGGCCGCGTCCTTCAGCCGGCCGGTATTCAGCGATATGGCACAGACCTTCCTTATGACCGCGGCGCAGCACATCGGCCATCGAGTTGCGCGAGAACCCGAGTAAAGCCGCGATTTCCGACGGCGAGCGCGGCACGTCGCTGATCACCTTCTTCAGGCGTTGCATCGATTCGTCATGCGGATCGGGTCGCTTCAGGCCCATCTGAAGCGCCTTCTTGATCACTGCCAGCGGCGGCCGGCCGAGCATTTCAGCGACTTCATCAACCGAGTCGGCGCCCGGGTAATACCGAGCCAGTACCGATTTTTCTTCTTCAGTCCATTTCTTGCCCATTACAATTCCTCCTTGGCAACATCAGCCCAATCACTACCCGGACGCGCCGGAATCTGTACTTCCACCGAAATCCCACGAAGAGAAAGACGCTTGGCCAATGCATAAGCGGCATCCTGCCCCGTGTAATTCGTGTCGTTGTCAGCGAATATCACGACCTCGCGAACTTCCTTAGGTGGTTCCCATTGCTGCATTCCATTCGCTGAGATCGAAGCCCATACGGGCAAGTCGAACAGTGACGAAGCGCCGAGCGCCGTCTCGATGCCTTCTGCTATACCGAGCCGCGTAGACACAGGAGCCAGCCGGATAGCGCCGGTCTTGATCGGGCCAGCCATTACCTTCTTGGCTTCCTCTACCGGCGCCTTCCCGCCCTTCCCGTCGAGCCAGGTACGATGCATTGTCGAAGGCGAGCCATCCGGCATCGTCACGATTCCGAGCATTGCTGGGAAAGACCGTGTCGCGTCGTACCGCAGCGCTGGGTGATAGCGCAGCGCGGCCGGAAGTCTCTTGATGCCGACGCGGCCGGCGAGATACGTCCATACCGGGTCGCCGAGCTCGACAGCATGAGATTCTTTCCATGCCTGCCTCAGCTTCTGGCGCTTCTGCTCGTCAGTGAATTCGTGGTGCGGCGCATCCTGTCGTGACACGCCTAGAACGCGCTCTACCTCGCGGGCAGCTTGGGGGAATGCCCAGCCGTTTATTTTCTGAAGCAGTGCAAAACCATCACCGGCACCGCATTGGCTGCAATACCAGGTTCCGCGCCCACCTTTGTTGTCGAAGCGGAAACGGTCTTTACCGGCTGTGCAAATCGGACAGGGGCCATGTTTGTTCGAAAGGAATTCGGTTGAAACGCCGGTGGCCGTAAGAATTGACTCCCAACGGCCCACACACAGATCGCCGATGCGTTCACGCTGCATGCTTCATCCCCTTGGCATAAGCAATGTTCCGGGACTGGACATAGGCCTTTGTTTCCTTCGTCGGCTCGCACGCCAGTTTCTGCATAGCGTTGGGCCATACACCGAACTTCTCGCGGAAGATGTTGGCAATTCGACCCTCCGAATAGCTGCGCATCGACTTGAGGCCCAGCAGCTCGGAAAAGAATTGCTGTTTTTCAGCCTGCGTCGCCTTTACCTTCTTTGCGCCGCGGTCCTGCTTGACGAGCTCGCCGTCGGCCATGTGAACGTCGCTCTGTTTCTCAGGCGCGAAGCCACATGCCGGGCACTTGTGCGCCGTTTTCATGAACGAACATTTGGCGCACGCTGTCGGCAGCTTTTCTTTTTTCTTCGCCTGGGCTGACTTCTTCGGCTTGCCGTCGTCGAGCTCAAGCGGAAGATCGTCCGTCGGGAATCCAAGGTGCTTGACCGTGCCTGAGTGATCCAGGATCAGTGCGCGTGTCTTACCGTCAGCGGGCCTCAGCACACGGCCGGCCATTTGCAGGTAGCGAATCAGGCTTTTTGTCGGGCGTGCGAGGATCAGCGTCTGACAAAACGGTGCATCCCATCCTTCAGCTAGGAGTGCCGAGTTGCTGATGATCGTCGTCTTACCGCTCTCGAAGCGCTTAAGCGTCTCGCGGCGTGTGTCCGTGTCGTCGTAGCAGTCGATATGTTCGGCGGTGACACCGGCCGCCAGAAACTGCTCCACAATGTGCTTGCTGTGGGCGATGTTCGATGCGAAAACAACCGTCGGCGTGCCTTTGGCCAGCTTCATCCAATGGGTAACGATGTCGCCGATAAGTTCTGGCTTGTCGGTCGCCTCGCCGACATCCATGTCTGAGTAGTCGAGCTCGCCGAAGCGGTTTTTGACCTGCTTGAACCCAGTCATGTCCGGCTCGCCCGGCGCGTAGATATCGCAATCGACGAGGAAGCCGTCGTCGATCAGTTCGCGGATGCTCGATGCGATCACCATGCGCTCGAACAGCGGGCCGCCGAGCGAATCATAGACCTTCCCTAGCCCCTTAGCGAACGGAGACGCCGAGAGGCCGATCACCGGCTTACCTGCGAACGTTTCGATGATGCCGCGGTAATCCTTCGAGCCAGCGACGCCGTGCGCCTCGTCGATGATGATGAAATCAACATCGGGGATACCGCGCCTGGCGATCGTCTGGATCGAGCACACCAGCACGTTTTCGTATTCGCGCCGGCTGTTTTCGCCCTGGATCACGCCGTGGTCAATGCCGTACTTGCGGAACGTACTGGACGCCTGTTCGACGAGCTGGATCCGGTTAGCCAGGAATGCCACACGCTTTCCCTTGAGCCTGGCGCCTTTGACCAAGCCAACGGAAAGAGCGGTTTTCCCGCATCCGGTCGGCCCGTAAAGCATCTGGCGAAGATAACCTTCAGACAAGCCAAGGCGAAGCGCCTGAATCGCTGCCGCCTGATAAGGTCTAAGGTCAAGTTCCAAAGTGGTAGAATTCGACATCTGCTTTGACTCCGTGAAAGTCTTTGTGGATCACCGCCCCGGAACAGTTAGCGCTGTTCGCGGGGTTTTTCTTTTCGCCTGCGCCCCAGTTGTACTAATAGAGGCCTTTAGTAGTTCCCCGGCTGGATGGGAGGTTTTAGGCTCCGGGCAGAGTTCCCCCTACCCAAGCCGAACGCCGCGCCGTTTCCGGGCTCTGCAACAGGTTCGCGCCCTTGCAGATCAGACAGACTTAAGTCGCCGCGAAGCAACTCCTACCAGGCTCTATCTTTTCGTTCCCACCTTTGGCACTTGGTACGCGCTGTGCCCAAACCCGGAGTCGCGCCGTTTCTAGCCGTCTCCCCTCCGGGTGTCCTGCTGCCTACTTCAGACCGTCGCGCGCCAGCATGCGGTTGCAGCGACTATGACCAAACCTGCCATCCAACCTGCGCAGAAAAGATCCATGTCTATTCCTCATCCGTCCCAACTTGCCCCTGATTGGGAAGCATGCGAACGGCGTAATTGATTCCGAATGAGATTGCGCGAGTGCAATAAGCGACGAAGTCAGGAGTAGAAACTCCCTGCTTTGCAGCACCTTCCTCGATCAAATCAGCTTCCCCCGCGGGAAATTCCACTGTGTACTGCTTGTTTTCTTCGGTCATGCCGCGTCCCGAATAGTCCCTCTTGGGGACTGATGGTCTGAATCGTCACTGACGCTCAACCGCTGCGTCGGCACAATTCCACACAACAGCATTTCAGCCAGGCGAGCTAACGCGGCCGAATCGCTGTCGATGAAGTTGAGTTGTTTGAAGTCCTGAAGGCGCGTGTAGACCTCATCGCGCAATCGCGTTTTGACTTCGTTACGGAATTCAGCACGCCGTGTCATGTGAATGCCTTCTTTGTTGTTGTTAGGAGGCTGTCGCCCGGAGATAAGCCCAATCGACCTTGTCGTTGAGTTCTTCGCAGCGGACCTGACGATCGGTTGCTTTTTCGATTGCGGGACATTGCTCGGCTGGAATGCCGCGCGTCTTCCAGTTCGTGACGACGTTCGGATGAACGCCGATTCGTTTCGCAAGCGCCGTAGTGCCGCCCGCTACTGCGATGGCTCTGTCAAGTGCTTTCATGGTTTCTCGCTGCAAACAGATGTTGACGAACCAATAGTAAACACTGCGTTGGCTTTTGTCAAACGCTGCGTGTTCCCGGAATTCACGCTTTGTGGGATAGGCTCACATGATGGAAATCGACGAAAAAAAGATCCCTTGGGAGCCCATCGAGGCCCGTCTGAGGGAAATGAAAAGGAAGGCGCCCTGGCTTGCGGATGAGCTGGGCGTAGATAAAAACGCGGTCTATAACTGGCCCAAGCGTGGTGGCGTTCCAATGGCCCACCTATCGAAGCTCATCAAAACCTTGGGTATCTCAGCCGATGAACTGTTGCCAACCGGCAGCGGCAATTCGCCGAATACAGACCAAAAGACCCCTCTAAGCGCTGAAGCCGAATTGTTAATTCAGTGTGTCCTGCGCCTGGATGGACTTGGAGAGACGGCCGCGCAAATGTTTGCGCACCACGCTTCCTTACTAATGCTTGCAGAGCAAATGTTGGGAATGCAGGATGCTGAAGTGGTACGCGAACTGCATATTAGAGAGCAGGAACTGGCGTCCCACGTCGATCCACTGAGGGGCCAAGGACATGCAAAGAGAGAGCTCAAAATCAAGAGAAATTATTGACCTGGACGCTTATCGGACCCGCAGAGTCCGAGTTCCGCTACATATTCGGGAAGCTTTACCGGCCCCCAAAGACGCCGAGGAAGCTCTAAACGAAGTAGCTCGACACCTTCTGATGGCCGTTCGCGTCATCACAGCTCGAAAGAACTGATCTAAATCCCACGCATCGCCCCATAAACCCCGCCAACGCGGGGTTTTCTTTTTCTATCGGAACCAACAATCTGATTGGGAAAATCACACGGCCAACACTCACACAGCGTTTGCTTTTTGCAAACCGTTTGTGTACTATCAACTCATCGACACACCACACCGATGAGGCAGAAATGAAACCGCCCTTCACCTCCAAGCTGCATCGCGAGATCAGCCTGTTCGCCACAAAGATGCTCGAAATCGTGTGCATCAACCCGTGGGAGACGGACCCGCTGAAGCGCGTGTGGAAGATCTGCCGCGACATCGACTACTCCCGCATCTGCATTCAGTGAGGCTGACATGAGCACACCCTCCCTCGTATCCGGCAGCCGCATGCTTCGGACCGCTGACTGGTTGTTCGAACCGGAAGACGGCACGCAAGCCCTGCGCGACGCGTGCGCCTCGAAGGTTCTGGAAGACGAAGTGTTCTACCAGTTCGGCGAGCTGCCGCAGCGCATGCAGAAGTCGCTGATGGGCGCTCTGCGCGCTGGCGACACCGAAGCCAATGACCGCGAAGTCGGTCGCATCATCCGGGCCGCGTTCAAGCGCGCAGTCGATGAGGCGCTCGACATGTACACGAGCCGGCTGAAGGCTGAGGCGGCGATGGAGGCTGGCGATGACTGAATGCTTCGACCTGGTCTATCAGGACCGCGCGATCTCGACGCCGATGGACATTCGGCGCGAGTTCTACAGCGGTGACGCGGGAAATCTGGACGCGCCGCAGTGCATCCCGTGCGGGTCGACGGAATCGATCGATGGACACGACGGTGTGTTTCACGCGACCTCGTATCACTTTCGCCGGGGAGCATGACATGAGCGAGAAAGACATCAATCGCTGGCAAGACACGATCACGCCGCGCGACAAAGCTCCTCAGCCGTGGACAGTAAAAAGCGGCGGATCGTGGGACATGCTCGACGTTCAGCCGATACCCGATGCAATGCTGGCCGAACTGATGCAGGTCTATCACCGAATCGGAACGCCGTGGAACTGCCGCTCGCTTCCGCTTTCGCCAACTGATCGAGAGCACATGTTCTTGCTGCATTACTCGATGCAGGGACTTGTTGCGCGCATGCGCCGGGCCGATGCGATAGCGGCGGAACTGCTCGAAGCGCTGATTTTGCTTGAGGCCGAAATGGTTCTTTCTGGCAATGCCAGTTCTGTCGATTACGGCTGGAAGCCCGCTATCGAAAAGACACGCGCCGCAATCGCCAAAGCCACAGGTGCCGCATGAACCACGCCCTAGCCCGTCTCGCCGGCCGCCTGCACCGAGCCTTCGCCGGAATAGACCGTGAGCCTGTCGCGCATCCTGACTTCTTCGGCGCTGACGTACTGCTGGTGATCTGGAGTGCGCTGTTCGGGTCGTGCTTTACGGCGCTGGTGATGACGGCGCTTTTATGGGATCGAGCGGTCAACGTTATTTGTACGGGGAAATGAAATGAACTACTGGATGCAGGACGTCAAGCATGTGCGCCCTTCGCTGGCTGACCGGATCGACCTCGCGTTACTCGAATTTCCCGGCCGCACCGCTCTACTTTTCGCATCGGCGGCAGCGCTGGTAGTGGCAGTCGCTAATTTGGTGTGAGGACAACATGAGCGAAGAAAAGAAAGATGAGCAGGACGAGCGGGCGGCGTTTGAGCATCATGAGCGGGCGTCTGATTTACGGAGAGACGACGAGGTACGCGATTATATGAATCCGTGTGTTCAGGCGTCTTGGGAAGGCTGGCAAGCCCGTGCCTCATCCCAGAAAATTACAGAGCGCGCGATCATGCGATGTAACGACTGCGGAAGTTTTGATATTGAGCGAGAAGAAACTGATACCCAAACTTTTGATCAGTATGGGGAAATAAAGCAGGCCAAACAGATCGAACAGTACGTGCTCTCGGTGCTGCCTAGCGTCTATTACATGGACTCACCAGATGGTGGTGACATGTCGGTGCTGGAGCAACTTCGTCGTATGGCAGATGACGCAGCCAAATATCGCGCCGTCGCGTTAGCCGCCACTAATCCCGAGAATCTGGTGTGAGCGATGGAAGACGACGACTGGCGCCAGCAGCGCGAACAGGAAGAAATGCAGCAGTTTCTTATCTGGCAAGAACAACGGAATGGAGCAAAAAATGAACGTCTACAAAGCAATCGCCGCAGTGCAGGCGCAGATGGCCAAGGAAGGGATCAGCAAGGGCCGCAAGAACCTCCAGCAGGGCTATCAGTTCCGTGGGATTGATGACCTGTACAACGCGCTTGCGCCGGTCCTTTCGGCAAATGGACTCGTGATCCTGCCGCGCATGGTCGCTCGTGAATCCGTCGAGCGCACCAGCGCCAAGGGCGGTGCTCTTTTCTACGTGACCGTCGAAGCTGAATTCGATTTCGTAGCCGCCGAGGATGGCAGCAAGCACACCGTACGGACCTTTGGCGAGGCTATGGATAGCGCCGACAAGGCCACAAACAAGGCAATGAGCGCCGCGTACAAGTACGCCGCCATGCAGGCCTTCTGCATCCCGACTGAAGGCGATAACGACGCTGATTCGACGACGCACGAAGTCGCGCCGATGGTTGGCCTGCCGCCGCCAGTATTGAAGCGCCACGTCGAAGCGATCGCCAAGGCCGACAGCATGGACGCGCTCAAGACGGCCTATACGGCTGGATATAAGGCTGCGCATGCCGTCCGTGACACGGTTGCAGAGGAAGTTCTGGCCGAAGCCAAAGACAACCGCAAGATCGAACTTGAAGGAGTTGCAGCATGACGAATCTCAGCCTTTACCAGATCGCGGGCGAGTTCCGCGATGCCGCCGACAAGCTTGCCGAACTCGGAATGGACGAACAGACGTTCAAGGATACGCTCGAATCGCTTGGCGGCGACCTCGAAGAAAAGTGCAAGAACACGGCATTCGTCGTGCGCAATCTCGAAGCCGCTGCGGCACAGATCGGCGTGGCAATCAAGGATATGAGCGCGCGTGCGGAGCAGCTTGAAAAAAACGCCGAGCGCGTGCGCCAGTACCTGCTCGACAACATGATCTTCGCCGGCGTCAAGAAGCTCGAAACGCCCTACTTCGTTCTGACCGTGCGCGAGAACCCGCCAAAGGTTGTCGTGGACGACGAGAAGCAGATCCCGGCTGAGTATTTCGCTGATCCCGTAATGCCGCCGCCGAAGCTGGACAAGAAGCTCGTTGCGCAGGCTATCAAGGACGGCCACACGGTGCCCGGCGCGCATATCGAGCGCGGAATGTCGCTTCAAATCAAATAAGCCAGGAGCCGATATGCCTGTCTTTACCTTGCGCAACAAAGAAGCCGCAGCGGCAGCCTGGAATTTCATTCGCGAGAACGCTGCAGAACAGGCGCGTATTGGTCAGCCGCTGGTGGTCAGTGTGGATGCATATCAAGCCAAGCGTTCTGGCGAACAAAACCGGCGCTTGTGGGCGTTGATGACCGACATCGCCGAGCAGGCAGTAATCGATGGCGCGCGGTTCAGCAAAGAGGCATGGTTCGAACACTTCAAAAGCGAGTTCGCGCCGAAGCAGGAAGGCCCGCGCGGGCTTGTTGCGGTCAGTACAACGCAGATGACCAAGCAACAGTTTGCGGACTTCATGACCAGAATAGAGGTAGCAGCCGTGCAGACGCTGGGCGTCGAGTTTCTGGAAGTGTGACCGCGCAGCGCGCGAAGCAATCGAACTATAGGAAGTAGAGATGAAAACAAATACAGACGCAGTGGTACATCAGGAGGTTGGATCGTGACGACGGCCTATCCGCTGCAATGGCCCGCCGGACGCAGGCGCACCGCCGCACATCGACGCGCGCGCGCCAACTTCAGCACATCGTTCGCCGTGGCGCGCGACAATCTGATCGCCGAAGTGAAGCGCCTCGGCGGGCGGAATCTGGTCATCTCAACGAATGTGCCCCTTCGTCAGGACGGGTTGCCCTATGCCTCCTATCGAAAGATCGATGATGAGGGTGTAGCGGTTTATTTCACCCTGAATGGCGAGCAGATGAGCTTCGCGTGCGATCGATGGGATCGTGTCGAGCACAACATGCACGCCATCGTGAAGACCATCGACGCCTTGCGCGGCATCGCTCGATGGGGCACTGGCGACATGATGAAAGCGGCGTTCACCGGCTTTACGGCGCTTCCTTCGCCAAGCGTGAAGCGTAGTTGGCGGGAAGTGATCGGTGTCGCGCCTGATGTCATCGATCTCGCAGTAGTGCGCGCAGAGTATCGGCGCCGGGCAGCTCAACATCATCCCGACAGAGCGGGCGGATCTCACGACGCTATGACCGAGCTCAACATAGCGCTCTCCGAGGCTGAGCGGGAATTGACCAAATGACCACCCAACCCACTAGGCTCCAATCGAACTATAGGGAGTAGAGATGAGCACGCTACCTCTGTTTGAAGCCCCGAGAAAGCCCGGAACGCAGAAACTAGCCGAACTTGCGCTAGCTGCTAGCCCGAGCATGGTCGAAGTAACTAAAGATCAGTTCTTTGACTTCCTTCGGTCAGATAAGCGCGACATCATGCCGTCCATCTATGGATCGAGTAAGGACGAGCTTGGAATGTACAGCGTCTTCAAGACCTTTCATGGCGAGGTTATCGGCAAGATCTTTGGCGGCAACCACATCAGCGATTCAATTTTTCTACTGCGCGATGATCTTGCGAAAGGTATGCGATGACCACCCAACCCACTAGGCTCCAATCGAACTATAGGGAGTAGAGATGAGCAACGTCGAGCAATTGCCCGTCAAGGGAACCAGCGAAAGGCCCGCGCCTCGCCGAATCATGCGCCCATGCGAATACGGTTTGCTTGGCACGGTGCGCGACCTCGAAACGCAGATGGGCACCGTCGAGGCATACAACCGTCTCTGCGACGCGGCCCAACAGTTGAAGGCGAAGATTGATCGCGGTGACGCCCAAGCGCAGAACAGATTGTTTGCGACCGATCCAAAGTGGATCTATCCGGCCGGAGACTAGCTCCATGACCACCCAACCCACCAGGCTCGAAGTGAGGGCGATAGCACGTCTGTGGCAACGCGCAACCGATAAGGCTTACAAGTTCGCCGAGCTGATGGCGAAAGGACAAACGAAATGACTGACCGCGAACAATTTGAAGCCGCATGGTGCAAAGAGTATCCGCTGCACGGAACTACGACGTTCATGCGAAGCAAGCTAAACCCAGAGGCGTACGTGAACACACGCGTCCAGGACGGATGGCTCATGTATCAAGCCGCCCTGCTATCTGCAAGCAAGCCTGCCGCGAAGGCGCAGATGCAGGCGGCAGAAATCATCAAGCAATGGATTCGGGACCACGAGTCTGAACTTAACTTCACCGAATTTGCGCGTATCGATGCATCCCTCGAACGGCTGATGATGAACCTTGCGCTCGCCGCTTCCCCTGCCGCGCCAGCGCAATCGGCGGAGCCGGCCGGCTATCTCTACACGTTCGCAAACGCGCAGCGTCCGCACGATCCGATCAAGCGGTTCAGCACTTACCGTTTTAAGAAGCCAGACTCACTTGACGAGACGATCGTATCTTGCGTTCCGCTCTACGCCGCCCCGCAGCCCTCTCCGACTGCCGTGGTTCCGTACCGCGCCGCGTCTGACTGCCAGTATGTGGACGCGTCCGAAGAGGTCAAATGCGCATGGGCCGATGGCTGGAACCAGTGTGCCCAATTCACGAAGGGGAGCCACGATGGCTATTGATCCGAAAGACAAGGCGCACTACGAGAAGCGCCAGAAAGACGCAATGCGTGACGCCGCAGAAAACGCGAAGCCATTTACGTCAATGGCTGAATGGCAGGCGCACTATTTGCCGAACGGCAAGCCTAAGATTGAGGAATTGCCTCAGCTTAACGCTCCGACTGCCGTGGTGCTGGACGATGAGCGGGCGACTCAGCCCGATACAGGTAACGCAGAAGCTGATCGAATCATCAATCGCCTGTCATCAAGTGACCCCGACTTCGACGATTGCGTCGATGCCGCTGCATTCATCCGCAAGCTAGTTGCCGAGCATAAAGGCCCGGACGGCTTTGCGACGTGGAAGGATGCGGCAATCGCCGAGCGCATGCTCCGCGTCAAGTTGGAAGCCGCCACCGAAGAAGATTGCGACACGCTGCGGTTGGCAATTGGCTACATCGGCAGCTCCGGCCGCACCGACAGGATGGAGCATGTAGCGCGCCTCCGTGCCATGCTTGCTGCGGTCGCGCAACCGGTGAAGCAGACGCGGGCGCTGACGGAGATTCGCCAAGCGATTGCCGATTATCACTTTGCACTTGACCTGCGCGCTCACGGCGGCGTTGCACAGGATCGCGCATTCAATGCGATCTGCAAAGCGCTTGGCATGCATTGGACGCAAGGCGAAGAAACGAAGCGGCGCGTCTTGACCGCCGCGCGTCCGGCAAGCGGAGAGACAGAATGACTGATGACGAAATCTGGACACAGTTTGTGTACGCGAAAGGGATGTCTGAGCGTGAGCGCGTCATCATCGTTGCCCGCGCCATCGAGCGAGCATCCCGCCGCGCGGCGCTGGAGGCGGCCGCGAAGCTATGTGATGCAGCTGCAAGCAGCAACGAGGCCGCGAAAAACGACAAGGAAAACGTGACAACGATGGAAGCGATGGTGTTCGCCGGGGCTGAAGCGCAGGCCAGAAAGAGTGCTACGAACATCCGCGCTCTCGCGTCACAAGGAGAGACGAGTGTCTGAATGGCACCGACGACTGCATTGACGCTATCCGCGCTCTTTCATCGCCATGATGCTTGTTGCGCAGAGGGTTATCGAGAAAACGAGGGAGTTGATTATGAGCAAAGATTGTAGCGATATAAGAGAAGGAGAAATTGCCCGTAACTCTCCTATAGAAAAATTAATTGCTGATTTTGAGCAAGATGGTTTTGATTTCTCGAATATTGATCTGGTAAGGGTGACTGCCCTTCGCTATGTAGAAACCATGAAAGACTCCCAAGTTAGAACGCTTCTATACGTGCTAGCTTCAACATCGGACAATCTGGATATACCATGAGCTCTCATATTGGGAAGCGCGTCAGCGCCACTGAAGCCGCCCAGATCCTAGGTGTGCCGCGCTACGCTATCAGCAGAATAGACCGAGCTGGCGAGATCATCCAGCGCTACAAGCTCGGTCACAAAACGCACGTCTACGAACTCGAATCTCTCTATAAATTCCTCGCATCATGCCAATCGAAACCATTACAAAGGCCGGCCGTCGGCGCTACCGCTGGACGTTCGAGCGCGTCATCGAAGGTAGCCGCGTTCGAAAAGCCAAGCTTCTCCCTCCAGGACTTTCTGCAAAGCAGGCCGACGAGCTAGGACGAAAGTGGGATGCGGAGACATATGCGCTTCACACCGGCGTTACGAAGCCAGTAGTTACGATTGGCGACTGCGTGATGGCACATGTGACAGACAAGGGCGCCGGCTGGAAAGATGGCCGAAAGCGAGCGCTGATTCTGGAGAAGTGGAGCACCGAATTCGCTACCCAAGACGCCAACGATTTGCATGCCTGGTCTATTAGATTCGTCGGATACCTGCGCGCCTCAGTGGATCACCTTGGACGGCCGAAGCGCCCGCTTTCTGACGCAGCTATCCGCAACGTGCTCGCATACATTCGTGCGGCAATCAAGTACGCGCACAAGATCGGCCGGATCGATGTGGATCAAACCGCGCGGATGGTAATACCGGCAGTGAGCAACGAGCGACACCATTACCCGCAGCGCAAAGAAATGCTTGATATTGCCCGCGCGTGCCAGCATCGAGAGGTCCGTGCAGCGATCCGGATAGCCTTCTATTCGGGCATGCGCCGCGGTGAAATACTCCGTGCGAAAGTCTCGCGTCAAGGATACTCACTGGACGACACGAAGAACGGCCGGCCGCGCATCATCCCGATCCATCCGCGCGTGGCAGTCCTGGCAAGACGCGTGAGATTCACGGTGACGGTCAAGCAGTTCGAGGAAGCATGGAAGCGCGCGCGAGTGGCCGCAGGTTACCCTGGCACAAAGTTCCACGACCTACGGCATGGCGCAGCGTCAGAAATGATCAACGCAGGCATCGACCTTTTCACGGTTGGTGGCGTTCTCGGACACAAGTCGGTGGTTTCGACGAAGCGCTATTCGCACCTTGTGACGGACAGACTGGCCGACGCCGTGGGTAGAATCGGGCAGAAGAGGTGAACGTCCGAAATCCGGTTTAAGGCAGAAAAACCCACACCCTCATGAATCGCGCGTGAACCGAAAAATAGTAAAGCCCTTGCTGGGTGGGTGGTGCCGGGGACCGGACTTGAACCGGCAAGCTGTGAAGCGGCGGATTTTAAGTCCTTAACCACTGCATGTAAACACAGTGGAGCGGCATGGAACCCACGAAGATATAAGGGTTCGCGGGGAGGTTATATGATGTATATGTGAACAGTGTTTGCAGGTTTAAGGCAGAAAAGTCCACACACTGAAGATGGTGAGAGCGGCCAGCGCTGATCTCTGGCATGTCCAGGATTTCAGGTCCCGTCCCTCGTCGTGCGCATCAGCCTGCGCATTCGCTCTCACGAACAGTATACGCCTGGATATTTCTCTTGCAATCCCATAGATGTATGCCTATCATACACACATGAAACGAACGAACATATTCCTGCCCGAGCAAATCCTAGCCAGACTCCGAGCGCTGGCTACCAAAACAGGGTTGAGCGTTGCCGAGATCATCCGGCGCGCTATCGACGACTACCTCACGAGGCACGAGAAATGAACATCGATGAATCTATAAAGCTATGGGAAATTATTCCCTATGAACACCAAGAAGAGATTCTGTGGGCCTCCTTTGAGGATTGTATTAAGGAAAGTTACGTTCATATTTCAACTGAATGGCATTCCAACAGACCTGTTACTAAAGAGAATGCTTTCAAGGTGGAACTTGTACATGGATTCAGGAAAAAACCACTCGCGACAGAAGATATACGCGAATTGATTCTCTGGAGAATTAACGACGATCTAGAGGAATACAAGGAATCAGTCAAGACATTGGTTTCCGAGCTTCGGTCGTTTGCTGACGAGCTTGAAAGTAAGCTAGAAGGAAGGTCGAAATGACAACAGGAAATAGGCCTTACCAAATCTTGATGTAGACTGCGCCCCATTACTCTATTTGTCTGAGTGTTGCAATGAAACACAAGATCGAAGCGCTAACGTCGCGCCACCTACGGGCGGCGCTTCATGTTATCTGATGCGACGGGCTCGGATAATCCCATCTGCGGTTTCCGTTCCACCAGAGAACCCGGAATTCTGTACTAGATACACTGTGGTGGTTGTCGACAAGCTAATCCTGAAGGTCGGGGTATTGATAATCTGAACTTGAGCGGCCGCCATTGTCCCCACGAATTGAGTGGTAGTGCCCGCGCCCCCCAAGGTAGCGGAAGTCGTATTGATCCCCGCTGCAATCGATGATGGCGTTGCACCGGCAGCAGGCGTAAAGCGAACGCTTCCGCCAACATCCCAGTCCCCTGCTGTCAGCGAAATTGATGTTACGTTTGAAGGCGTTCCTGATGTTATGCCTGCTGCGCCCACCGCCGATGAAATATATTCCCCAATCGACCCTGCCTGCGCGCTGTCGTTCGTCGCGGTGCCCTTGATCCCGACCGTGCTTGACGGTGAGATCAGGCCCGAAGCGGACAGCGTGGTGAATGCGCCAGTATTTGCCGCTGTGCCGCCGATGGCAGGCGGCGATGCAAAGTAGTTCGTAAAGCCCGCGCCTGATAGCGCGCCGGTCGCCCCAAGCGTCGTAAATGATCCTGCCGCGCCACTGATAGGCGAGTTGGTGATCGACGTTCCCGATACGGTGCCGCCCGCAATCGCTGGAGTTGAAATATTCGCGGTCGTTATCGAAGGGCTCGTGCCGAACACCAGAGAGCCGGTGCCAGTCTCATCTGAAATCACGCCAAGCAACTGCGCCGAAGTAGTCGCCGCAAACTGCGCAAGCGTCCCGCTCGTCAGCGCATAAGTCGTACCGCACGAGAAGCCAGTCGAGGTCGTGTACTTGAGCGCGCTATTCGCTGTGCTGCAGCTCGGCAGAGCAACCGCAGTCGGCGATGCGCTCGCCGCGGTGACGTTTGCGACTACGGTATTGGCTGCCTGCGCAGCAAGAGCGGTCGCCGTAACAGGAGACCACGCCGGTGCGGTGCTTGGGCCAGTCGATACAATCGCCTGTCCTGCCGTCGAGCCTGCCGGGTTGAGCAGTTGGATCGGATTGAGCGTCGCGCCGAATGATGTGACAGTCGCGAGTGCGAGCGCCAGAAGTGTGAGCAGTCGTTTCATGTCAGTCCTTGATCACGGCGTCATCGCCGATGGTCGATGTGAGAGCGTTGTCGCAGTGGCCGGGGTTGATCCAGTTGAGGACGCGGCACAAAACGCATCCCCATTCCTTGCCTTCGTTACGGGCCTTCGCTGCGCGCTCGCTGATGGTTTCGTTCGGCGATCCACCAGTGAGCGTGTTGCCAGCCTGATCTAGCAGGATCAGCAGATTTAGCAGATAGCGAAGGATCGGATTCATTGCGGCGTCCCCGGCGTCGATTGAGCGAGCAGTTCCGTCTTGCGGTCGCTTGATTGCGAGCTGCCGAAGTAGTAGGCGATAACGCTGATCCATGCCGTGCCGAGCGATCCGAGCATTAGCATCAGGGCATCGTGCGTCGCGGCCGGCAGCGGATAGAACATCATCACGGCCAGCACACCGAAGAAGCCCAGCGTCACGAATAGCGCGAGAAATGGAGCGGTCAGGCTCTTGGTGCTGATCTGCATGGCGCGCGCGCTGGCGCGGTCCTGCACCGCAAGAGAGGCCAGCGTCTCGACGTTCTTGAACCCGGCCTGCGTCATGGCAAGCTGATAATCCTGGTCGGCCTTGCGCATTGCCGCCAACTGCTCTGGTGTTGCTCCGCTGATTGCTGCGGCAAGTCTGCTTTGACGATCGTCGGTCGATGCATCGGGCTTGGCAGTGATGCCGAACACGCTTTCCAGCGTTGTCACCGCGCCACCAGCCAGCGGGCCGCCTAATGCCGTCGCGATTGTCGGCGCCAAAGTCTTGATGACGTTTAGCGCGCTATCCCATGCGCTCATAGCGATTCTCCAGTGCGCATCATCTGCGCGAGACGTTGCGCACGCGCGCCGACTTGCGAGGCCCATGCAGAGTTGAGCATTCCCGCCGCAGCATCGTCATACCGGCCCTGACGCATCGCCGCCAGCGTGTTCTTGAAGCCGAGCAACCGATTCGATCCGAGGTTAAACATCATGTTGGCGATCACGCGTTGACGAACGTCATTCAGATCGGCCCACCACGGCAGATCCCGATTCAGGTCAGAGAAAACGTTCGTCAGGTCGATCCTGAGAAGTTGATTTACCTGATCGTCTGTCAGCGGATAGGTCCACCCGGCAGGCAATGGAGCCGCCTGCAAGTTGTGCCCGACTCCAACAGTCGGAATACCCTTGGTGTCGCGATATGGCACATACCGAACGCCTTCATCGCGCCGCAACTCAACCACTAGTTGCGCTTCGTTGTCAGGGTTCACTTTCCCCTCCGATACCGCATGATTGAGATATAGGTCTGGACGACGCTGTAGAGCGTCGCTGCGACCGATGCGACGGCCGTCCATGTGATGTGGTCAATCGTGTGACCAAGCCAGACGCCGAACCATGCTGAACCTATCTTCCCCGCTGCAACTGCTGTTTCTTTGTATTGGTCCATAACCGTCAGGTCCCCCAGCCATTAAATGGGTGTCCCTGGTCCGTGTAGCCAATCAGGCGCGGGCTCGTCGGGATCGTTTCGTTGTCGTAGGTGCCATACCCCTCGAACGTGCACTTGCGCATCGTGTCGGTCGTCTCATTGACGAACGTCGTGAGGATCGAGCAGAACTGGAAGTTGATGCCGGACGGGAACCCGTTGTTGCCGACAGCGTTGAAGTACACGCCATAACAGCCGGCCATGCCGACGCCGCCAGTGTTGTTTCCGACGAAGTGGCAACGGGTGAATGTGATGCTATCGACGAACGCAAAGTAGCCAGCATTCGATCCGGTCGCGCTGGTCGTATCGAATCGGCAGTTGTTGAACGAGGTCAACCACGTGTCATTGCTGACAGCGTATGTCCCGTCCATCACCAGGCCGTTATGATTGTTCGACGTGCTGGCGAAGAAGCAGTTGTTGATCTGGTTATTGATGTTGTAGTTGCCGGTCGGTGCCGCGCCACCATGCCACCACATGCCGAAGCTCAGGTACTGATTGCCCGTCACGTTCTCGATCTGCGTGCCACTGGAGGCCGCCAGATACAGGCAACCACTTGCAAGCAGGTTGGCATACAGCTTGAATCCTTGCAGACGAACGTCACTGATCGCGCCCTGAACGCTGAGCATTGCGTTCATCGAAGCAGTTGCGACGATGTTGGTTGCAGGAGGTGAAGAAGTACCGAATCCGCCGCCTTGGCCAATGAGTTGAATGCCGTTTCTTGACGATGAAACAGTCCCGGCATTGCCATTCCCGATCGTGACCGGCGTCGCCCAGTTGTACTGCTTGCCCATCATCCGGACAATGCCGCCACGAAGCGGCAGAGCGTTGATGGCGTTCTGCGTGTAGACGGCATCGTCAGAACCGCCGCCGATGCCACCGCCGCCGAACTGCTCGACGTACCAATCGGCCGGGCCCTGTAGTTTCCAGCGCGCGCCGTCCGCGGCGACGATGATATTCCCGCCATTGTCGGCGCTGCTCGTGTCGGTCGGATCGTAGAAGTACGGGCCGCCGCCGCCGTCGAACGGATTGTAATAGCCCGTCACGAACGCGGCTTTCTGCTTCGTATGATCGAGCGCGCGGAGTTGCGCGATGCTGTTCCGTACAACGATCACCGTGTTGCCGAGCAGGTTGCCGACCCACGAGCCGGAAGCAATTGACGAATCCGTAACGGTTCCGTCAGATGGCGCACCAATCACACGCGCAGCGCCGCCGCGTACGTAGACCATTTGAACGCCCAGTGGGATGGGCGCGTTGAAATTAAGACCGTATCCGATCAGGCTGTACTGGTCCGGTCCCTGAAACGATGCATCAAAGAACGGTTCAATATTACTTGCTGAGTAGTACTGATTAGCAAGGGTAAGCGAAGTTGTCGTGCCGGCCACAAACGTCGGCAAACCTAGTGGGTTTGGCAGAATGCTCGAAATGAACATTTCCACCTTAGAGTCAGCCGCCAGCGCCGCAACGTCACCCTTCGACAGATACCGCGCATCGAGCACAGAAACCGGCAGCGCCCGAGTTACCCCGTTGGCGTTCTGCCACATTGGGAACTTGTCGTCAGAACTGACGGACGAAGCAACCGAGAGATCATTGATTGTTGTCATGCCGTGTGTTCCGCGATTGGTCC